AATGCAGAATACAACTTCTCGAACAACCCATCATATGTTACTGGTTCAAATGGTAAGTTATTACAACAAACATTCGTAGGTGACCCAAAAACATATATCACCACGGTAGGTTTATACAATAACGATAATGAACTTTTAGCAATTGCTAAGTTGTCTAAACCTTTGTTGAAATCATTCTCAAATGAGATTTTGATTAAGGTTAAGCTTGACTTCTAAAGATGAGACCAAATGGGAATAGTATTCAAAAAAATCTTCAATGGTGGTGTTCAGTCACGACCATTCAAAGCTCATAAACGATATGAGGTTACGAATGTAAACCATTCATCATCGTTTGAGATTTCTATTCTTAGAGGTATTTCAGATAATGGTATTTTAACAGAAGTATCAACCTCAGTTTCAAATGAGATTGGCGTTGATACTTTTTTGACTTCATCTGGTGGAGTGACTGATGAGTTAAATCGAATTCCACAAACAATTATTTGGAATTCAATAAATTCTACATTCTTCAAAAGAAGAAGTGATGTTCACTTATATGATACCGCATCGGTAGTTTCGATACCCCAAAACAAATTTGGAAACGGTATTAAACCAAAATCAGTATTTGTTAGCGATAACTCCGATTATCCAAATTCAACAATCTATTTGTCAGACCAAAAAGTTACTGATGAATATGATATTCTTATTGCAAATGAATTAACATCATCATCATATATTAAATCCTCAGATAGTGTATTATCACTCCTATTAGATGGTGAGTTCAAAGATTATTCTGGATATGATAATCGGTTAATTGAAGATACATACACCTTTGAAGAATCAAATGCAAACTTAGGTAAAGTTGTATCTTTAACCAATCAAACTCAAAGTATTAGAGTTAGACATAGTTCAAACTTTAATATGTTAAATAAGAATGATGATTGGGCAGTTTCATTTTGGGCAAGTATTCCAGAGCAAGGAGTTACTGGTAGAAACATATTTAATTTAGTTCAAAAAAGAAATGCACTAACATACATCGATGATGCTGGTGTGGAACGAGTTAAGTCTGATGGTACAGGTGAATACCCATTTGATTTATCATTCTACTCAGAAGAACACCCAACACTCGCAGGGCAAGTTTTCCTAAAAGCATCTGATGGTAAATTTGTTGTGGATATCTCATCATCAGCATCTTACAATGATGGCCAGTTCCACCACTATGTTATAAACAAGAGTGGAAGTAATATTGGATTATATATTGATGGAAACGAATCGACTTCCTCACTATATGAATTCAATGGGAATACTAACAATAATAGAGACATCCTAATTGGTAGTCGTAATGTTGAGAATACTGAAGCAAACTTTAGTGGGTCTATCGGTCAATTAAGAATTCATAGAACTGCGCTAACCGACTCTGAGATAACATCACTTGCTGATAATTCACCAAGTGGTTCAGCTCTTCAAAAGAAAGAAGTTGGGTATGTGTTCTATAAACAAGGTATGGTTATAGTTACTGACCCTCGACCACGATACCAAAACATTTTCTTAGGTGATGGTAATTGGGAATACACAAACAAAGATTATCAGTTAGACTATCGTGCTACTAAACAAGTAGAAGAGGTATCAATACTTTGTGAAATCAAACGAAATGAATATAATGTCTCATCAAATGCATCATTACGAGTTGGTGGTACTGATGAAGATAATAGATTAATACCTATGGTTACGGGGTCTGATTTTAGACCATACATTACACAAGTTGGATTATACAACGACACTGGAGACCTTCTTGCTGTTGCTAAGTTAGGGTCACCTCTCAAGAAAAGACAAGATGTTGATGTAACCATAAATGTGAAATTTGATATAGACTAATATGGCAAAAGGAAATTGGAGTCACATCCAAAAACAAAAAGGTCACAAGTCTGGCCTTGAGACTCGTATAGATGAGCAACTCAAATCACAAGGTATTGATGGTGAATATGAACAACACGAGGTAAAGTATACTATACCCGCTACCCACCATACTTACAAGCCAGACTTCAAACTACCAAACGGAATCTACATTGAATCCAAAGGTTGGTTCTTACCTGAAGATAGAAAGAAGCATTTATTAATTAAGGAACAAAATCCCGATATGGATTTACGATTTGTTCTTCAGTCACCAAATGGTAAAATCTATAAAGGTTCTAAGACCACTTACGCACAATGGTGTGAGAAGTATGGATTCAAATGGGCAAAGAAAGAAATACCACAAGAGTGGATTGATGAAAAACCTAAGCAAGATTTTTTTGATTATTCAAAATAATTTTGTATATTAGTAGTTATGGAAGATAGACTACTTGAACTTTTAGAGTCCGTTCTTGGTAAATCCAAGAAAACCAGTGGGGATAATTATGCATTCTATTCTCCATTTGTTGACCACTACAAACCAAAGTTAGAGATTAATATACGAATTAATTCTAAGGGAAACAACCCGTGGCATTGTTGGATTTCTGATGAAAAGGGTAGAACTATAAAAACCCTATTCAAGAAACTTCGTGTATCCAAATCAACTTGGGATGAGTACAATGCAATCTTTAGCAAGGTTAATCGATATTCAAGTGAGTACGACACTACTGAGGTAGTAGAGCAAGTTGAACTTCCAAAAGAATTCACACCACTATATAAACCAGCCAACTCTTATAAGAGAAAACACGCACTCAATTATCTATTGGGTAGGGGTCTCAGGCCAGAAGATATTGTAAAGTATAATATTGGGTTTTGTGAAGAAGGTGAGTATCGGGATAAAATCATTATACCATCGTATGATGAAAGAGGTAAGTTGAATTTCTTTGTAGGTAGGTCATTCTACCAAACGCAATATAAACACAAAAATCCAAAGGTATCCAAAGACATAGTTGGGTTTGAATTACTCATCAATTGGGATACTCCATTGGTTCTTTGTGAGGGTGCATTTGATGCAATTGCTATTCGTAGGAATGTAATTCCATTGTTTGGAAAATCCATTCAATCTGAATTAGAGAAGAAAATAATTGGAAATTCCGTAAAAAAGTTGTATATTGTATTAGATTCGGATGCTATAAAGAATGCAATCGGATTGGCAAAGAAGTTTATGTCGTATGGAATTCAGACCCATTTAGTAGATTTGGGAGATGAAGACCCATCCGATATGGGATATGATAAAGTTAACAAACTAATATATAATACTCCACCATTGGACTTACGAAGGTTGGTAGAGTATGAATTATTCAGAGTATGAAAAAACTCAAGAAACTAAAAGTCGGTATTGAAAAGGTAAATAAAGTTTACCATATCGCAGATGTTCACATCAGAAACCTCAAAAGACACAAAGAGTATCGTGAGGTATTTTCCCATCTTTATGGGTATATTTTGAGCACAATGGAGGAAAATGACATCATCTATATTGCAGGTGATGTTGTTCACGCAAAGACTGATATGACACCCGAAGTGGTTGACCTCACTCAAGAGTTCTTCACTCGACTTGCTGACTTGTTACCAACGGTAGTTATTCCTGGTAATCACGACGCTAACTTAAATAACCCATCGAGATTGGATGCGTTATCACCAATTATTAGTGCACTAAAGCACCCAAATCTATTCTATCTAAAAGATACTGGTGCTTGGTCATTAGGTGACCTTACAATCGTTCACCAATCGGTTTGGGATAAGTCACCAGGATTTCCATTAGCAAGTGAGTATGGTGGTGATACTAAGATTGGTGTATTTCACGGACCAGTTGATAAAATTGAGACCGAGCATGGATTCTCAATTGAAAATAAGAATATCAATGTAGGGAACTTTGATGGGTATGATATGGTGATGTTGGGTGATATCCACAAACCAAATAATCCAGTTCAAGGAGAAGAGCATATTAAGTATCCGGGTTCACTAATCGTTCAGAATCACGGAGAAGCAAAGTATCCAGACCACGGAATTTTGGTGTGGGATGTTCAAACTCGTAAAAATAAATTCGTGAAGATTCCTAATGATTATGGATATGTCACGATAGATATAGAAGAGGGTAAGATTGTTTCGAATATGCCAATCCCTCAAAAACCACGAATGAGAGTTCGTGTAAAAGATACAAAGGCATCTGAACTTAATAAGATTATTGCTGACCTAAAGAAAGGTCGTAAAGTTCAAGAATTAACCATACAAAAAGTTATCACTCGTAAAGAGGGTGGTGAGCATGAAAAGATTGTTCTTCAGAATGTTCGTGATACTGCTTTCCAAAATAAACTGATTGAGGAATTCTTAAATGAAACGGAACATCTCACCGAAGAGCAACTTGAAGTTGTTAAAAGCATTAACAACGATATCAATTCAAAACTCGGAACAGCGAGAACAATTGTCAACTCAACTTGGATACCGAAGGTGTTTGAATTCTCAAATATGTTCTCGTATGGTCCTAACAATGTCATAGACTTTTCTCAGATGAAAGGTGCTTATGGAATCTTTGCACCAAACGCAAGTGGTAAGTCAACCCTTTGGGATGCTCTATCATTTTGTATTTTTGATAAATGTTCAAGAACCTCAAAAGCAGAGGATGTGATGAACTACTCAAAGATGTCGTTTGATTGTAAGTTTACATTTGAGTTGAATGGAGTTGACTACACCATCGAGAGAACTGCTAAGAAGTCGCCTAAGAGAGGAACTGTAAAGGTAGACACTAACTTCTATCGTATGGTAGATGGTCAAGTAGAATCCCTTAATGGTGAACAACGTAGAGAAACAAATGCAATCATTAGAGAATATGTTGGAACATACGATGACTTCGTGCTCACTGCGATGTCAACACAATCAAACAATAGTGGATTCATCGAGAAATCACAAAAAGAACGTAAGGAACTCCTCGCACAATTCTTGGATATGGATGTCTTCGAGAATCTCTACCAAATTGCGAGTGAAGAGATTAAAGAACTATCAGCTCTTCTAAAGGA